GCCAATTGTTTTTGGTACCGTGAAGTCTTTTGTGTACAAAGGAGTTAATATGATTTTCTTTGCGTGTTTAAGGAATAAGCAAATAGATCCTGCTGCTTTCTCTTTATGTTTAGACAGAGTTGAAGCTAGTGAGATTTATTTACCAGAGAAATATCTATCTGAGGAGTTAAAATTGCTGGTAGAACAACATGGACGCTGTACTAAATATATCTGCTTTGAAGGTTCATATGAATATAGTAACCCATATGATCAACATCTTGGACGAAGACCAAAAACTGTCACAAGTTATAAGAAACGAGATGATGATAGCACAGATGACGAATATGAAGGTGAGGGATCAGAAAAACCAGAGCAAGAACGTACAAATCGAAACACTCGTAAATATGAAAATGAAGATTCTGGATCACAGCAAAAGAAACGCACAAATCGTACCGTTAGACGGTATGAAGCTGAAGATTCTGGGTCACAGCAAAAGAAACGCACAAATCGTACCGTTAGACGGTATGAAGTTGAAGATTCAGGAACAAAACAAAGCAAACGAGAAAATCGAACAGTACGTACATATGAAGCTACAAAGATGTTTGAACAATTAACCCATGGTATAGACATCTCAGCTAGTGATGACTCTTTTGGTGAAGAAGACTATGTACCTTCTTGCGTTGAAGGAGTCGATGTGATTGACATTACTAAAACACTGGATTTCGATGAAGGAGAGAACGTACAAGTTAAATTTCCGACAGCTAGTGCAGGCACATTTGAGGGTACTGAGGCTCTTCTCAAAGATGCAAAGTATGAAAGTGCAGTAGATCCTAATGCAAATGCGATCTTGAAGCGAATTAGAGATGAACTTAATGTCCAGGTATTCAGTGTGGAGTGTGAAGGTTCAGCTCTGTTTGGAATTGGTGTTGGTCGTTATATTGTGTTCCCATCCCATTTAGTATTTGGTAAAGATGAGATTGTTCTATTCAAAAGATCCATTGGTGCTGCCGTACTAAGTAAGGAGTGTTATTTAGCTCGTGTTGTCAAATACTGTAAAGATTGGGAATTATGTGGGGCAGTGATTCTGCCTTTGAAAGACCCAGAATACAAGAAAATTGCACCAGAAAATAGACCGACTCAAAATCTGACTTTTCCTTTGAGTGCTTTAAAATACGTACCCAAAGATCATGATATCGGATCAAGATCATTGACAAAGTATTGTTTGCAGTATTTACCAAAACAAGGTTTTATTATACCGGGTATGATTTCATATATTAAGAATTATGAAGGCAAACTATCAGGAATTAATGTAAAATGTGAAATATTTGCAATGCAGACTTTACCTATGATGAATGCACAAACTATCCCTGGAGATTGTGGTGGAGCGGTTGTTATGTTACATCCCAGTGCAACAAGAAAATTGATTGGAATGCATATTGGTTCAGCATCTAACGTGGTAACAATGAAGGATGGATGTTTGGATAGTAGATCAACTGGTTTAATCGCCATTTTGAGTTTAGAACGTTTGCATGTCTTGACAGAAAAATCATATGCATCTGAGGGAGAATTTCAGTCTGGGACTGGGTTTCCCAAAGTTACATGGGCAAAACCCAATAAATATGATAATTTTCACACATTGATATCTGATTCTGATATTGGTGTTCATTTACCAGTTGATAATGATGATTCAATAAAATATTATGGAGATTTGGAGAAAAATCAACCTCCATGTGACGTAAAAGGAAAGACTGATCATTATAAAACTCCATTTTATGGTTGTTTTGAAGAGACAAAGAAACCATCCGCTTTAATTGAAGCACACGTTCCTGATACTTCAAAATTGCTCAATGATAGTCGTGGTAATCCATCTATTTTAGTTACTCAATTATCGGGTTATGCAGGAAAAACTTATGAAATACCCGCTAATATTATGTCCACTATGATTGAACAACTGAAAGAGTATATGATTGAAGTTATGCAAGGTCATGCTATGGGAACATCATCGAATAGCAAAACTGCGATGTGGGAAGCTTTGAACGGACAATACTTCAACGATGATTTCGATAAGTTGAATGAAAAGAGTTCAGCAGGAATACCATGGACCAATCTCGGAGCTACCACTAAAAATAATTTCTTGGAGAGAAAACGAATCTTAAATATGTATCGAACTTCTGGTGAAGATAAATTCGTTGAAGGCTTTTATCTAAAAGATGATAAATTGACTAAATACTTTAAACGAGTGTTTAACAACAAGATTGAGCAAGCAAAGAACCTTAAACGTACTTTTAGTATATGGAA